TCTGTAGAAACATATGTTGGTTTAGCAGCACCTGATTTTTGTTGCTGCCCTGGATCTGCTTTCTTCTTTCTTCTCTGTGCAGAAAGTCTCTCTGCCTTACTCATACTTGCCCTCTTTGCAGAAGAGACACACTTAGGAGTTCCCTCACCGGGTTCATCACTTGCACAGGTTCCACCTGTTACAACATTAACCCAACCGGATTTGCCATCTTTTGATTTGGACTTTCCGAACCAATCGCGGAGTCCCTCTTCATTTATCATTTTTAAAGAAGATTACTCTTTATTATTTAGGAAACCCTGCTTCAACATTTTTTGAAGTTCGGAAGTTGATCCAACAAACACGGCATTATTAGTTACATTATTTGTAGTTTTCTTCGAATCTTCTTCAACGTCTTTAAGTTTTTTCTGAAGATCAATTAATTTATCAGTCGTATCGGCAACACTCTTAATCAACTGTCCTGCGACCTCATATGCCCTTGGACTGCCTCCTTCACCTGCTACCTCCATAATACCATTAATTGCCTCTTGACCCTTCTCTATGAGGGAATAGAGATTGGCACGACTATACTCATAGTCCTTTTCAATATCATTGGATTTTGATTTTACAACCTCTAGTTTTTTGGGGGATTCCACTTCAGTAATGTCACTCGTTGTGTTGAGTGCACTATCGATAGAATCATAATTATTACTCATAAGTATTAAATATCAGTTTGTTGTGTTGGACTATATTCTTTAGAATCTTGGAAGAAACTCCAATCATCATTAAATCCAAAATCATCACCCGGTTCAAGTAAGGCATCATCTGTTGCGTTTATTACTCCATCACTGTTTTTGTCTTCAAGTGCCTTTGGAGTAACTGTATATCTTACTTCACGTTTTGCTGTAGTATCACTTGTCGAATGAAGATCGACTTGGACCTTACGAATAATTCCATCGGCAGTATCCGAAATAGGACCAAATATATAAGTTTTTGCAGTAAATCTTAAAGTATAAATTAAAGCTCTTCTGGTTGAAAAATCACCCTCATAATCGTCTTGAAAATCTATACTATCAAGAACAATTGGAATATCTCTTTTCTCACCAATAGAAGTAACTAAATCTACCGTTAGATTAAAGGATGGTTGAAAAAACGGTAATATTTGCTCTATAATTTGAAGAGCATCATCACTCAGTTTACTAAAAATATTTAATTCAAAATTGATATTGTATGGAACAGGCATAAAAACCTTTTTTAAGTTTGTTCCATCGGATGCTTTAAATGTTTGAGTTATTCCAGTTTTTCTTGTAGAATCATATTGTATCCCTGTCATCTCAAATGACATTCTTGGCAAAGTAATCGCAACAGATTTTGATAATTCTGATTGTTGTTGAATTTTTGCTAAAAACTTTTGAGATGGTCCATATGATAATCCGACTTTGGTTTCTTCGGCAACAGTACCATCTTTATTCAAATGTCTAATATAAATTGAATTAAAAAGAGTACCAAAACCAACGATGGTTTTTCTTATAAGTTCGTGATAAAAATAAGTTCCTAGCATTAATATTCTCCAAATGGATTCGATTCAGTAAAGTCTAATATGTTGTCTGCTTCAGTTTCAATTTCTTCATTGATATCAAATGACTCCTCATAAAAATCATCGTCATATGATTTAAGTATATATGTTGCCGAAGAACCAGACCCAACAATGAGTTCTCCTGGAGAGAATTTTCCATTAACACTAGAAACTCTTAATTCTCCTGGTGGATTAAAAAGATCCAAATCCGTTCTCAAGTTATAATATCTAACTACAGCACTGGTATTTGAGAGAGAACCCGTAACAGTTTCATTATAGATAAAAGTTCCTCCAGTACTTACAGTAGAAGGGGCAGTGATTGAAACGGAAGGTTGTTGAGTATATCCATATCCCGCATTAACGATCTGAATTTGGGAAATAGACCCATCAGAATTTATAACTGCTTCCGCAATAGCTGTAGATCCGGCACCTGGTGCTGCTGGATTTGGAACAGTCACTACTGGATTTGAGAAATAATTATTTCCAGAATTTGTAATTGTAAATTCATTTATTCCACCATTAACAACTGAAGCAGTTGCTTGTGCTCCAGATCCTCCACCACCAGATATGGTAACTGTTGGTAGAATTGATGTACTATACCCACTTCCACCATTTGTAATTCTTATTGATTCTATTGATAAGAAATTGGAACCACTAATCGAACTTGTTATTGCCACTGCGGTAGCTCTAGTTCCATCACTACTACTCGGAGCAGAAATAGTAACGATTGGAGTGGATGTATATGAATATCCATCATTATTTAAAGTTATCTTACCTATAACACCGTCACCTATCGATGCATTGGACGTTGCAGTTATCTGCTCTGAAGGACCTAAAGTTAATGTTGTTATATAACCCTCTTCTTCTACAGTTTTATCAATCTCCTCTATTGAAGTGTCTATTTCTTCATCCTGATATTCATAAAGTTCGCACTGAAGTTCATATACATAATTTCTTCCTAGTTGATAAAACGGTTTTTCGTGCTCAACTCTTTTTATTTCGAATAATCTTTCACCTAATGGAAAATAAATTAAATCCCCCTCTCTTGGTCTTGTCACAATACCCATATCATAATCTGTTATTGTTCCCTTCGTAATTCCTGTCTGTCTTCCATCTAACAGTGGAACAATAAACTCTTCAAACCTTTCTTTAGATATAACTAAATTTATTTCATTTTTTAATCTAAGACCAAATTTAGTCATCAAATCACTTCCTGGTGCATATCCATCATAATTATCAAGATATGCCTCAATGACAAAATTATCATCAAATTGAGAAGTTTCCACTTCCCTTAAAATATTATCACTTTTTACAAATTTTCTTGGAATATAATAAACTTCTATTCCATACATCTTCAATTGTTCATTAATTAAATCCTGAATCAAATATTGTTCAGTAGATGTACCGTTTAAGAAAAATGGATTTAATGCCATGACTATCCAATTAAATCTAGAGGTGGTAATTCATATTCCATCGACATCTTTTGAGTTAAATCTTCCAATTCCCTCAAAGCATCTTCATAAATCTGTCTCCCATTTAATTCAATCCCTCCAGGAAGTTTAACACCATTAAATTTAATTAGATTTTGTCCCCACTGCCTTTTAATTGATGATGTTAAATATTTTTTCAGAAAACTATCATTATAAACTTTACTGAATTCTGTAGGATCTAAAGCTCTGTAGCAATCAATAACAAAAAAAGTATCTTTTGCCTGAGATTCCCAGTCAATATCCAAATATAACCTATTTTGTCTTTTATTAAATCTTACTTGCTTATCAGATGTTAAAAGAAAATCTATATCTTCCAAATAAGATTTAGTCATAGCATATTGTAAAAGTTCAACAGAATTAAAATAATATAAATCATTTAAAAATAATTGATATTTAATACTAAACATTCCACCAGAAATGCTACTAGTATCAAATTTATAAATTTTTTCAATTCCAATTACAGAATCTGGAACTTGTATATAATTTGATGTTTCATAAAAATTGAAGGTGGTTGCGGCGCCAACAATATTAGATGTTCCGGTGGTTGTTACTATTCCTACACCATCTGTTCCACCTGCTCTACCTCTATCAAGATCTTCCTGTGTAATTTTGTATTTTAAATACATCCTCTCGACACCATCAAAGTGTCTTTCATTAAAATACTGTAAGGCGTCATCCACAATATCATCTATTTGCTCATCAGCAACATTAATTTCTAAAACCGGTGCACCTAACTGCCTTAAAGCATAATCTATTAATTCTTGTCTTGTTGTTGGTTTTGCCATTAGTATTCTCCTCCATCAATGACCGATGTCCAAGTGGGAATTCCTACTGCATTAGTAGTTAGTACAAAATAAGTTTCTGTTAGTGCATTTTCTGTACTAGCAGCACCTATAAGTTTTCCAGTATTATCAAAATATGCAATTCCATTTGGTCCATCATAATCATCAGAATCATAATAAAGACCCTCTGTTACAGTAACAAATCCGGTGATATTTACATCAGAATTTATATCTAAAGCACTATCAAAAGTTGAAATTCCGGATACATATAAATTTGAAGATGTTAATAGCCCAGAAAACTTACCATTTCTCCATCTTTGGGAATCAATTCCTAAATCATAAGTATTATCGACATCCGGAACCAAATTTGATATAAATTCACCGACGACGTTAATATCGTCCGTATTTTCATTACCTATACCAATTGTTCCACCTTTAAAAGTTACATTTCCTTCGAAGAAAGATTGTCCCTGTACTCTTAAATTGTTTCCAATATATGCATCAGTTCCTACATAAAAATCACCACCTGTAGTAGTAATTCCCGAATCAGATGCTAATGTGGTTACTCCGGTAATTTTTAAACTTGTTGCTTCTAAAGCACCATCAAGATTCAGAGATGGTGCGGTAATTCCATTATCAGAACTTATTGTAACTCCTGTACCAACTCTTAAAATATCATTATCACCATCAATAACTATGGAAGATGATCCAAAAGTTGCAACACCAACTACATTTAGAGATCCCCCAATATTTAAATTCTTACCAACACCAACACCTCCAGTTACGACAAATGCACCGGATGTTACTGAACTCGAATCTGTAGCATCTGTAAAAGCACTTATACCGTTTACTGTCAATGATGAAGAATCAATGACACTTGTCATGATAAATGTTTGGGTTCCTAAATCCCAAACAAGAAGCATTCCATCTACAGTTTTTAACGTAGTATTTACGTCAAAAAGATCTATTAAATTTGATGGTGGAGATGAAGCGTTTGCTAATACACGAATTACATTTTGAGAACCAATCCTATCGTTGATAGTAGCCATTTATCTAGTAACTCCTGGTCTTACTAATACTACTCCTTCCACCAATTTTAAAATAGATCCTCTAGTATCGGTAGCTTTAACATCGTAAACATATCTTCCTTCTTTCAGAGCAGATGTTTCAGTGTGTCCTAAAGATATTTGAACCATCCCCCTAAGAGGAACTGTAATCGTGCTAGCAAAAGAAACTGCAGTAGAAGAATTGTATGTTTTTCTAAGTTGAGACTCTACAGAATATCCAGTCAAATTCAAAAAATTTGTTGTTGAAGTATCTTCCATTATAAATGTAGTATCAAAATCATATCCTTGCTCAATTACTATATTTGATACATATACTGCCATTATTCAGATGAACATATGTTTCTATAGATATTTATATTATCAAATAAAGGAGTACTATTTATTTAAAACTTCTCTCAACAAAAACTTGATTTCTTCAATATCTTTTTTTATGTTATCCAACTCCTCCTTTTGAGATTTTTCTTTTTCTATCTTCGATAATCTCTGATTATATGCACTAATATCATAATTTACTATTGCTCCGGTGTTCTCATCTCGATAGAGATGGGAATGATCTTTGACCTTAATTAAATTTTTCATTTTAGTGCTATTGTTCTAAGATCTTTAATAATAGGAGTATTTGCCTGATCAGTTCCGTTCATAATTATTTTTACTCTATATCCACTAAAATCTGGAAGATCATTAGCAGTATATTCATATTCTAAGAACTGGTTTTCTTCACTTACTGGAACTTTAAAATCAGAATGTCCATTATTTAAGGAGGAATCAACAACTTTTAATGATCCACTTGAAGTTGTTTCTAGATTTTCATATCCTGGGAATAATTCAAACTCTTGCTCAACTTCTGAGGAATCATCTCTAATAAGACCATAAAGAACTCTAATATCCGCAGAAGAAGGTCTATATGCATTTAATATAACTTTTAATGTAGATGCTGGTTGTCCCAACCTAATTAATTTTGATACATAAACAGCAGAATGTGGATCATTTGTAATTGAATTTGGTGAAGAATCCGATGTAAAGTCTGTTACTGGTTTATCAATAATATCCGATAAAAATTCTACATTAGAACTTTCAAGGTTAATGAATGGGGAGATATTTTCATTTAAAGATGATAATACGATAGCAGTAGTAAAAGATCTTCTTCCGACAACATTATCAAATACTGCTTGATTCTCTTCATTTGTTCTGGAACACACCATTCTATTAGAACTTAAAGTATTTGGTTGATTCAAAATTACTGAATCAATTTCATTTAATCTTTGGAATGATGTTTCTGTCCCATCAATACTTGTTGCTGTTGTTGTTCTTATAGTTGCTGATGTTATTGTATCTTTTCCTGGAGAAGTGACATCGAATTGTGGATTAATTCTATTGAAGATAATATTCTCAGAGGCTTTAATGTTTGATCCTCCACCAGTTAATCTGTTTGTAAATGATAATTCGGTAGATGATGATTTGTCCTCACTTCTATTGGCACCATTAGAAGATCTATCAATCCCTATGTAATACTCATTTGCTTTAATATTAGTTTCATATATGTCATGAACTACATTATTGATTCTTCTGAGGGATACTCCGACAAATTCATATTTATGTACCGGTGCATTAATATCGTGAGTTTCTATAATTGTATTATCAACACCCCTTTCAACTATTTCCAATGAAGTTCCGGTAGGATTTGTATATGAAATAATTTCTTCACCAATTTTTACATAACCAGTATTTGCTGCTCCTACAGAAATTCCCTCAAAATTGGAAAGATTTGCTATACTTGCTACGTTAATGGTTCCTCCTGCTATCGTGGTAGAAGGTAAATTAGATGTCAATTTAGTTGGAGATACATCAGATTCAACACCAATTAATTTTAACTTATTTGTATTTTCATACATTCCGTGGTTGAAATGTTCAACTTTTAATATATTTCCAGATTCTAAACCGGTACCAAATGTAATGCTGGTTATTTCTGTAGTCGCTGCCCCAATTATATTATTATTGTCATCATAATATGTAATTCCTACTCCAGTAGCAAATGCTGGAGTGCCACCAGACTTTGTTCCTTGAACATCGGTTAGATATAAAGTATCAATTCCTCCAATTTCGGTAATTGTAATTCTTGCATCTCTACCAGTAAAATCATCACTTGATATAGTAACAACATCACCAACCGCATATCCATTTCCAAGATTAGCAGTTGTCAGTCCAGTAATTGCCCCATTCGAGTCGATATTAGTAATATTGAATGTTAATCCTTCTCCTTTACCAATTAATGTGGTTGTCGATGCATCATTGCGGGTGGTATAATTTGCTCCACCGGATGTAATCGTTGAACTGGATACAGAACTTCCAACAGAAACAATTCTTGCCGAAGAATTGACTATTGCATTCTGATTGCCAAACAATCTTCTTCCTGCCGTCAAAATCCCTATAAAACTATCATCAGAAGCAACTGTTGTAATACCAATCCTCATTGTTTTGGGAAGTGCAGTCAATGAATTTGGTGTTAATGTCTGAACATATCCATTACTTTCATCTAAAGGAGGATTACTAAAATGTGCTATGCCAGTATTTGCAGTAAATCTTGCTTTATAAAGTTTGAATTTCAAATCAGATTCTTGTGCTGGAGTCCAAGTAGATCCATTTTGAGATTTGAATAAACTTCCAAGTGCATATTGCTTACTATATCTAACAGCTTCGGCATCTGGTAAACTCTGTGTATTTACAGTTCTTTCTCCTATTTTTGCTGTCCATACTTCGTATTGATCTGTTGATGGAGATAAAAGAGTTAATGCATACTCATTTCCAGGAGATAAGAAAATGGGTTGGTCAAATGTGACTCTGGTAGCAGTTTCTCCAGTTGTTGAGACATTTATATCACTTGGTAACAATACTTTTGAGTTCCCTACCATAGATAAAGTTGGAGAACCTAACTCCATTGTTCTTATTTGAACGATTAAAGGAGCATTTTCTGATGGTTTTTTGGAGAAGAACAAATCAACAGCAGTCAAGAATGCTCCATTGTCATCATCATTTTTTCCATTACCATCTTCCAATCTTATATCACTACCAACGGTAAATGATTGTGCTAATGGACTTTTTCTAGAAACTGAAGTAGTTTTTGTAATTAAGTTTTCTGTTCCACCAATAGCATTATATATTGCCTCTCCCATAGAAATAAGAGATCTTCCGGGCAATTGGGAAGAATTTGTGACACTACTTGTAAGTTTAAATGTTTTCTTTCCAGTCCTGATAAGAGGATTTGGTTTTGGATTTGTATATGGATCTTTGATAAAGAATGATCCATATAAATCTCCATTATTATCTGAGATTAGTCTTAAGTTTTTAACATATGCTATAGCTTTACTTGCTTGTCCAATAATTTTGGCACCTATTTTTAAATACCCATAAAAATTGCCTTGATCCTCTGCAGAAAGAGAATTTAAATCTATATTAATAGTTTTTGAAGATTGGCTATATGATGAAGGTATATTTTCTTGTCTTACATATGGATTTACATTATAAGTTTTGCTTGCTGAGTTATATTTTCCTTCTTTGTGATTAGAAGATGCTAATCTAAACTTTCCTATAATTTTATCATTATATAATACGTGAATAGTTTCTCCTTCTGCAAATGAATTATTGGCAGAACCATAATTTACTCTTGTTGCACTATTTGCAATTTCGACTAATTTTGGAATGAAATCTACATTACTGTGATTATCTAAGAACTGATAATGTCTTGCGAATGGTGTAAGTCCCCTAGCAAAAAATGAAACATTACGAGAACTAATATAATCATTA